GCGGACTGCCCGCCGGTCGCTGAACCTGCTGTTTGCTGACTGGGCTAACCGTGGCGTGAACATGTGGACGTTTGAGCAAGGCTCTATCACTTTGGTGCAGGGGCAAAACACTTACGCCCTGCCGTCAGACACAGTTGACCTGCTTGAGCACGTTATCCGCACTGGTGCCAACACGGCGTCTACACAGGCAGACCTGACGATCACCCGGATCAGCGTATCAACCTACGCCACGATCCCAAACAAAATCCAGCAGGCGCGGCCCATCCAGATTTGGATTCAGCGGTACAACGCACAAAGCTCGCCTACGGGCCTGACGCTGAACGGCACTATTACCGCAACGGCTACAACAATCACCCTCAGTTCTACTGTGGGCCTGCCCGCCTCTGGTTTCATTAAAATTGACAGCGAGACCATCAACTACAGCTACATATCAGGGAATACCCTAAACGACTGTTTCCGCGCTCAGAACAACAGCACAGCAGCCGCTCACACTACAAGTACAGCCGTGTTTTTGGAGCAGTTGCCAGCCGTCACTGTCTGGCCAACGCCGGATGGCTCACAGACCTACACACTGGTTTACTGGCGTCTGCGCCGTACGCAGGATGCCGGTGGTGGTGTCAACGTCATGGACGTGCCCTTCCGGTTCGTGCCTTGCATGGTAGCTGGACTGGCCTATTACTTGGCTATAAAGGTGCCCGGGGGCATTGAACGTCTGGGCGTGCTCAAACAGCAGTACGATGAGGCTTGGCAACTGGCTTCGGATGAGGATCGTGAGAAGGCGTCTGTACGGTTCGTGCCGCGCCAGATGTTTATTGGAAGTGGTACGTAAGTGAGCAACCGGTTCTCCTCCGGCAAGAACTCGATTGCCATTTGCGACAGGTGTGGTTTTCAGTTTAAGCTGACCAATCTGCGTAAAGAAGTTGTCAAGACAAAGATTAACAACACGTTGGTCTGCCCGTCCTGCTATGACCCGGATCAGCCCCAGCTTCAGTTGGGCATGTATCCCGTAGATGACCCGCAAGCGGTACGCAACCCGCGCAGGGACTCAACGTATGTAGTGGCAGGTGTAAACGCAGCAGGATTCAATACCGGTGGTAGCCGGGACATCCAGTGGGGCTACAACCCAGTAGGCGGGTCAAGCTTCTTTACCGAGTTGATGACACCAAACAATCTGGTGTTGACTACAGTGGTAGCGCAAGTGACAATCTCAGTAACATAAGGAGTTAAAAATGGCCATATCGTATAAAACCCGACCAGCCCCAACACAGGCGGTCATTCCACCGTGTGACAACAAGCAGTACATGAAAGATTTAAACGTGTCTGTGGGCAACAACCGCAGCAACGATTACAAGCCAACTAAGACCACAGGCATAGTGACCCGTGGCAACGGCGCAGCCACTAAAGGCATCACTGCACGGGGACCAATGGCGTGAACTACACCCAGTTAACAGATGCAATCTGCGATTACACGCAGAACTTCGACACTGACTTTGTTTCAAACATTCCGGTGTTTGTGGAGCAGGCCGAAGAACGCATTTTTAACACCGTCCAGTTTCCACCACTTCGCAAGAATCAGTTCTCATTAATCACAGCGAACAACAAGTACGTGTCTTTGCCGAACGATTTCTTGTCGGTGTTTTCATTGGCCTTGGTGACAGGTGTTACCAACGCAAACCTAGACACTGGTACGTATGAGTACTTGCTCAACAAAGACGTAAACTTCATCCGGCAGGCGTACCCAAGCCCAAACGAAACAGGTGAGCCAAAATACTACGCTTTGTTCGGGCCAACGATTCTGAACTCAGCGATTACCACTGAGCTGTCACTCATCCTCGGCCCAACGCCTGACGCTGGGTACTACGTAGAGCTGCATTACTTCTACTATCCTGAGTCAATTGTCACGGCCAGCACATCTTGGCTTGGCGACAATTACGATCCCGTCCTGTTGTACGGCTCTTTGGTAGAGGCAAACACGTTCATGAAGGGTGAGGCCGACATGACTGCCCTGTACAACGGTAAGTACACAGAAGCTCTGGCACAGGCCAAACGACTTGGTGATGGACTAGAGCGCGGCGATGCGTATCGGGACGGCCAGTACAAGCAAAAGGTGATCTGATATGGCATTTGACCAGACACTCACCACAAGCTTTAAGCAGGATATTTTGCTGGGTGTACACGACCTCGACACGGACACGCTCAAGATGGCCTTGTACTTGGCGACAGCCGATCTCGGCGCAGACACCACCGTTTACACGGCAACAGGCGAAACATCTGGTACAGGCTATACAGCAGGTGGCAATGTGTTGACGGGCGTTACGGTTGAGACCTCGGGCACAACAGCTTTTGTAGATTTTGCCAATCCCACATGGAACCCCGCCAATTTCACGGCCCGAGGCGCGTTAATCTATAACGTCACCAAGAGCAACAAAGCAATTGCTGTACTGGACTTCGGCTCTGACAAGGTGGCGACCACCACCTTTGTTGTTGAGATGCCAGCCAACACAGTTTCATCTGCGTTAATTCGTATTGCATAAGGACCAACATGCTCGTGCTCGTACCGTTTGCTACGCCTATCGCCGTATTTGACATGAGCGAGTTTCTTCCGTTCATCCGTCGTTCGTTTGCAGAAAAAGCGGAAAATTTTAAATGCGTGGCAGCTTCAAACGGGCTTTTTACAACTCTTGTAGAGTACAAACTTGTTGACAAAGCAAGAAATCAGTTGGGCGAAGACGCGGAGGCCAAGGCGTTTCAAGAAGCGGTTGAGGCCAAGGCGCTCCAATTTAGCGCCACACTTGGGTGTGATGCTGCCAACTTCAAAGCGGAGTTGGTGTCTTTTTGGCTCAATGAGATGACAGCGGGCGCACATCAAGACACTCACAACCACTATGGCAGAAATATTTCCGGGTGTTTTTACGCAGACATGCCCAAAAATGCACCGGGCACTAGGTTTTGGGCACCCAGCACCAGATTCGATAAACCTACTGTTTCCGTAGCGCGGGGCAACGAGTTCAACGCTGGACAGTGGGAGTTTGTCCCCACGGAAGGTCAATTGTTGTTGTGGGAATCATGGATTCCGCATGAGGTTTTAGCTGGCAGCTTTGAAGGTGTTCGCCGCTCTGCGCCAGTGGATGTTATTTTGACGCACGTAACGCAATAAGGATCAACATGCTTGTAATTACGACCAAAGGCGAAATGGACGACTCCCTGCTTGAAAAGCGGGAAGGCAACGTGGATAATGACAACGAAACCACCACGTGGGTTGAGTACTGGTTGGACGAAGAACTTGTACACCGATCCGCGCATGTTCGACTGAAGAAAACCGTAACGCTCACTAGCTCAGTGGCATCTTTTTAAGGAAATATCATGGCAAATACTCAATCAATGTGCACTTCGTTTATGGAAGAGCTTATGCTCGGTGAGCATCAACTTGGTACGGCATCGCTTACTTCGCGCACCAGCTTGACTGCCCCCACTACAGACACGCTTAAAGCGGCACTGTACTTGGCATCAGCAACGATGGATGCCTCTGCAACTGCCTATACGGCAGTTAACGAAGTTTCTGGTACAGGTTATGTTGCTGGCGGCGTAACGGTAACGAACGCTACGGCACCAAATTCAACCAACGCTTCGGCAACTGCGGGTGTGGCGTTCTTCACGCCTTCAGCTTCGATTACCTACACTACAGTGACACTGGCTACGGCGTTTAACGCTGTGTTGTTGTACAACTCAACTCAGAGCAACAAGGCTATCAGTGTCCACACATTTGGCTCACAGACCATTACCGCTGGAACGTTTACATTGACGATGCCTTCCAACACAACTGCGGCTGCGTTAATTCGCTTGGCAACAACCTAAGCGGAGGCGGCGTAAGCCGTAGACCATGTTTGGTATATCCGCATTTGCAGAGGTTCCGTTTGCTGCGCTTGACAAACTTGTAGTCGCCGCCGCCCTGACGGGCGTGTCTGCGTCTGGGGATGTTGGCACAGTTACGAATGGTGGTGTAGTAGTTGCGCTGTCAGGTGTAGAGGCATCCGGCCTTGTTGGGGGGGTGATCTACAACGAGTCGGACGCAGTATTAACTGCTGTAGCCTCGGGGTTCGTTGGTACAGTAAGTCCGGCTCTTACCGTTGCTCTTACGGGCGTAGCTGCTTCTGGAGCGGTTGGGAATGTTGAAAGACTTGCGATTGAGGCTCTTACGGGTGTAGCTGCATCTGGTAGTGTTGGCACCGTTACTCGCGGCGAGACATCACTTGAGTTGTCAGGTGTAGAGGCTTCAGGTGTTCTAGGGTTTGTTGGTGTCCCATTATTTGGCGTAGAGGCTTCAGGCGTTTTAGGGTCTGTAACTCCAAGCCAATCTGTAGCGTTGTCGGGTGTAACGGGGTCTGGTTTAGTTGGTACAGTACCAACATCTCGCACCGTTGCTTTGTCTGGCGTGGAGGCTTCTGGAGCGGTTGGCACAGTAGTTCCATCCAGCGCGATTGCGTTAACAGGTGTTGCAGCAGCAGGGAGCGTTGGCACGGTTGGGCTTGCTGCAAGGTCGCTTGCTTTGTCTGGCGTTCAAGCTTCGGGCGCAGTTGGAACCACAACCGCCGTTTACTGGATTTTGGTAAATACTTCTCAAACACCCAACTGGGAATTGGTTGAGACGGATTAAGGACATATATGGCACTCGTACTTGCGGATCGCGTAAAAGAATCAACCACTACGGCGGGTACCGGAACAGTAACTCTGCTTGGCGCAGCGCCGGGGTTTCAATCTTTCGCTGTAGTTGGTAACGCCAACACCACCTACTACACCATTGCTGGTCAAACCACATCTGAGTGGGAGGTCGGGATTGGTACGTACACAGCTTCAGGCACATTGCTGGCTCGGACAACGGTGCTGTCAAACAGTTCCGCAACGGAACCTTCCGCGTTAAATTTTGCAGCGGGCACAAAAGACGTATTTGTTACCTACCCTTCCGGCAAATCAGTCAATCTTGATGCTTCTGGGAATGCTACCGCTTTGGGAACACCTGTGGCGTTCGTTGGAACAAACATTACAGGTACTGCTTCGGGACTGACCGCTGGTAACGTCACCACAAATGCCAATTTAACTGGCGATGTGACCTCTGTTGGCAATGCAACATCAATTGCCGCAGGAGTGATTGTCGATGCAGACATTAACGCCTCTGCTGGCATTGTGGACACCAAGCTGGCAACAATTTCAACAGCGTCAAAAGTTAGCAACTCCGCAACCACGGCGGCATCAGCAAACACAGCCAGCGCAATTGTTGCGCGTGATGCAAGTGGAAACTTTACCGCAGGCACTATTACAGCCGCTTTAACAGGAAACGCTAGTACGGCTACGACTTTAGCAACAGGTCGCACGATTGCAATTACTGGCGACTTGGCGTATACGAGCGGCTCATTTGATGGTTCTGCCGCTGTAACAGGCACAGGTACGTTGGCAACCGTTAACTCAAACGTAGGTTCATTCACTAGCGCCAGCATTACAGTAAATGCCAAAGGTTTGATTACAGCCGCGTCTACCGGCGCTGCCGCAGTAATCGGCACAACTACACAGGTGACTTTTAACAACGCCGGAACAATGGCTGGCTCTGCCAACCTGACTTTCAACGGCACCAATTTGACTTGCGGCGGCACGATAACGGCTAATTCAGATGAGCGACTGAAGACCAACTGGCGCGACCTGCCAGAAAACTTTATAAACCGTCTTGCCGGTGTCAAACACGGTGTCTATGATCGGACAGACATTGAAGCAACGCAGGTCGGTGTTTCGGCGCAGTCGTTGCAAACCTTGCTGGAGCAGGCTGTTTTGGTTGGTGAAGACGGCACTTTGTCAGTAGCTTACGGCAACGCCGCATTGGTGGCTTGTATTCAGTTGGCCCAGAGAGTTGTCGCGCTGGAGCAAACCGTGGCAAAATTGACTAAAGGCATTTAATATGGCAAGCACCTACTCCCCTTCGTTACGGATTGAACTGATTGGCGCTGGCGAACAAGCCGGTACGTGGAATACCACGACCAACAGCAATCTAGGTACGCTGATTGAATCCGCCATTGCTGGGTATGTGTCGGTGTCCGTTACCTCGGCTAATCAAGCCTTCACTGCGCTGGACGGTGCTGCTGACCAAGCGCGAAACGCAGTTATTGCATTGACCACCACAACCGTAGCCGCCTTTGCCGTATACGCTCCTCCGCAGGAGAAGACCTACATCATCCATAACACCACCGCCTTTACAGCGACGATTTTTAACTCAACGGTGCTTGGCAACACAACCGCAGCAGGCACAGGGATTGCGGTAGTTGCGGGTAGTAAGGTATTGGTGTTTAGCGACGGAACTGATTTTTACAGCATAAGCGCACCCAACCTAACCGGCGCAGTCACCTCAGTTGGCACTGTTACATCTCTCGGCTCGTTTACATCTGCTCAATTGCTAGGCGCTCTCACTGACGAAACGGGTACGGGGGCCAACGTGTTTGCCACAAGCCCAACGCTGGTAACTCCGGCTCTGGGAACGCCAACTGCTTTGGTTGGTACAAACATCACCGGCACAGCGGCGGGCTTAAGTATCGGCGGTAACGCAGCAACGGCTACTACGGCTACTACGGCTACTACAGCTACCAGCGCCACAAACGCTACGAACGCAGTGAATCTGATTACGACAAACTTTTCAATTGTAGAATCGGGCGGTAAGTTGTTGTTTAAGTACGGCGCAACCACAATTGCGTCAATGACATCGGCAGGCGCGTTTACAGCAATCAGCGATATTACCGCTGGCGGCACACCTTAAAGGAGATATAGATGGCAGTCTTAACATCAACCGGTATTACATTTAGTGATTCCACCACACAATCAACAGCGGCAACGGCTGTATCAACGGCCTTAGATGGTATTGGTACTTACTCCATTCTGATAATGGCTGCTGACAATAATTTAGCAATGGGTTCAACAATTGCCGGAAGTAGTTTGCGGTACAACTACACACCCAATACCACCGGAGCTTCGGTCGGTAACAGTTCAACAATCCAAGCAAGATCTGCTGATAACACTACTTATAACGGCGGCGGCGTATCTCTATCTGGTACATGGCGGCGAATGAGTTCTGGAACAATTTTTACTTCGAATTTTGACCCCGACAGTCAAATAACAACCAAAACTTATTTTACTAGTCTATATGTCCGTATTTCTTAATAGGAGTTATCATGCTTAAAATTGAAACAGTTACGGATTTAAAGTGGTGCGATGTGGAACAAACCGTCATAGAGTGCCAAGTCAAGTATGCTGAGTTTAATGAGATACATCCAACTGGCGTAAACGCAGCATGTCAAGACCCGCATATTAAAGAGATTTGGACAAAAGCAATAGCTGGTGAGTATGGCGCAATTGCTGTGTTTGTTCCTTATGTTCACCCAATTCCAGAACTAATTGTTGCTGCGCCAGAATCACAGCAGCCAGTTGCTCAAGGCCTC